AATAGTATAATTACTTGTCGGAGGTGATGATGAGAAAGACCAGTTCGCGTAGCGTGCCTCGAACTGTACCGCATCAAGTGAGAGTGGTGGTGGCAGACGTACTCCCTTTGCCTCACCCTTCTTTGGGCAGTGCCATAGCTTCGCGTTGTGCGCGATTACCTTTGCGCCGTCGAACTCTTTTCGTGCGACTTCGTGAAGTTGCGATAGTGCAATGTCGCTGTCAAACAGCAGATCAATGCACTTCTGTCCTACAGCTGAGTTGTAAAACTCAGTTGCGGGACCCTTCCGATTCGTCCAGAGAGGTTCGGGAAGCTGAGCACTGGCGGTTTGCCATGTCTTCCATGTTAGATCCTGATGCGACAGGGGAATTGGTCGTTTTACCCTCCAGCCTAGGAGAATCCTGCGAGCGATCCTAAGATCGATCTCGCTCGGTTCCCCCCATGGGCCGATGGGTAATCCAACTCCCCCTAGCCATTCTGGGATGAACCATGGCAGTCTCATTTTCTCAAGGAGATTCCTGTGATGATTGATGAAAGCCTTCATCACAGTTGTGTGTAGTTCAGTTGGTGCGAGCCTTAGGAGCTCGCGTGCTCTTGCAGCTAGGTTATCATGCTGCTTGGTTTGGTCGTTGAGACCAACTTTTCCGCCAGACCTTTTAAGGCCGATTAGTAACCCAGCATTGACATATCTAGTGAGCGAGAAGGGACAGCTGCGTACCGTCTTGGTGCCATCCTTACGTTCGTCGGTGATAAAGTGTTCTTCACCCCGAGTGAAACTCGTTGAATTTATGTCAACGAATTCACGTGAGACGTAGGTTTTTCCGAGTGATTCGGTTAACCCTGCGTACGACGTAATTTTGCGCCAGTAACCGTATACAGTTTCTTTTGATCTCATTGCACAGTCATCGCCATTAATCATTAATTTGGCGTCTTGCAGTTTGATCAGTTTTCGCTCCGCTAGCTCCATTGCCCAACGGCATAGAGCAGCGTTTGCTATACAAAGCACGGGGAAGGATACTATGCTTCCCATCAACTGACCGGTTGCCTGAGGTCCGGTCGAGAACAGATGTTGCGTCAGCGCGCGCTTGAAGAGCGTACGCTCTGCCGCGCCTAAGCCTGAGCTATCGGCTATGGCATCTGCAATCGTCTCGGATACCCATGGACGGAGGTTGTCCGTCGCTGCTTCGTAATCACCTGACAGGTAGACTTCGTCTTTCTCCAGCTTTGCACCTAGCTGGTCTAAAACGTATTTCTCTGTCACTGGTGTGCCTATAAGTCGGAAGACTTTATGGCGTCGCAGCGTATTGTGAACGACCTTCCAGTAGTTTCTCAGGACCGTTTGGAGCATCGGAGGGCCTTTGGTTATCATGCGTATTTTCAGTGCTTCTGCTAGTGCGACGGGCTCTACTTCGGGAAGCTCGGTGGTTAATGCTCTTCTGAACATTCTCCACCAGAGCTTCTCAAAGCGCTCCTCCATTGCAGCAGTGTTAACTGTTACACGTAGTGCCTCGGCTGTCTCCGGTGACTCAATCTCCTCTTCTTCATCACCTCGTTTAGTAATTGTCACTTTCATCGCTCCTCCTGGTGTACGGAGACCCTTGAGTAATTCAGGGTCTTCCAGTATCGTACCTATGGCGCCTGCTCCATCTCTGTTGTTGATGTAGTTCGCGCTGGTTGACGGGAAGAATGCTTGGATCCTTTCCTTGTAGGTCATCTTTTCGCCGAATAACTCATGAACTGTGCGACGTAACTGTTCCTTGACTTTGTCTTGGTTCAGCAGTGTCTCTAGGTTCGTGGGGTATTCGTCGGCTTCTGACCAGGGTACAAGAAAGCCTGCCTTGGCTTCCGTCGGTGCCGTTACCATCTTCTTGAGAAACTCTTCCGTTTTTTTCTCGAGCTGTAGTTTGGTCGGTCGTGGCATGCCCTTTTTGGACTGCTTGATTGACTGTAGTACAGATTCCTTCTGCTCACCTTTGAGTAGAAGTGAAAGATACCTCCCAGCGCTTCCGCCTAGGAGATGCCCCGCTTTATCCTCGACGCCCGTGAAGGGTGCCTTAGGCATTGTCTGCTGGTTGTGATGTGAATAGAATGCCGCAAGTTTGTATTTTGCGACTTTCATCCAATCACCGCCGGCAGCCTTTACCATTCTGCACCAGTGCTCCATGGTGGCGTCGAGTGAGGGGTTGGCATTGTAACCGTACGATTTGAG